CGAATAAGATGCAGCCATATGAATGCCCTTGGATCCCGCTTCGGCTGTACCGTTTATGATATTGTCCGAGAGGGTAATGTTCTTTCCTCCAGCGCTACCAGAAACTTCAATCCCGATTTCAATACCACTCCCACCACCATCAATATGATTTCCCGATACTTGGATATGACTGGAGGGATGCACCCCATCATCAGTTACAATGATACCCTTTGCTTTAGTGGCCGTGCTGACCTGAAGACCTGAAATTTGACATTCAAAACATGACAGAAGTTCTACGGACTGGCTTATTCCCCCCGCAACCCAACCTCCAGCGAGCTGAATACGAGACGAACGCTCAAACTGAACACTCTTTTCCGGTTTTTCCGCCGCGTCAAAACAATAAGTATTGTGGAATTGAATATCGTTGCTCTTAAAGACATACAGTTGCTTGCCGACGGCTCCATTTAGCTCTATATCATAGAACTTATTGTCGTTACATTCCGATATGTAGAGCCCGTAATATGGCTTGTTATTGACCTCACTACCAAACTGGATGATCGTTCCGCCGCCCTGGATATAGATGCCGTAAGTCCATTCACCAAGTGTGCCTTTACCATTCGGGGCGCTATTACAATAGATTAGATAGATTATGGAGCATGTGATGAGCTTGAAACCTGCTTCACTATTCCATCCCTGCATGACCACATCTTCCCACTTACTGCGAGTTAGTTCTTTAGCTACTATACCGCCGAGCTTAGTCGAATAGACATGAGTCAGATTGACAGATTCGCCTTTAGCTATATTGATCGTTGGTATAGAACGTTCCGCAGTCTTTGGCTTGAAACTCAAGCCGGTAATCGAACTATGGCTGCCGGTGATAGAAACCACTTCTCCCGTGACGCTTTCGCCAACAAGGATTTCGCACGGTCCAGGAGTCCAAAAACCATTCTGCCCTTCCAAATGGATAAAACTACCAATGATCAGCTTAGCTGTAATATAATATTTGCCAGCGGGGAACCATAGCGTACCCCCTCCCGCCGCTTCGATAAAAGCAATAGCTCTTTGTATCGCCGCCGTATCATCAGCTATACCATTACCGATCGCACCAAAACTCTTAACGCTAAAGAATTCTGGTTCACCATCCCACCATGCAACCGTCGGATGGTTCTGTTCATCAAACACGACTACACAAGCAGCACCAGCCGCCGGGAGAGCAGACCCATGGATCTCTCCCCACTCACAAGGCCCGTAGGGGCGTTCTGTGGACCCCTCGGGCAAGATCACCCACACAGGTTCATCGAACGTGAGGGGAGCCTTCAGGATGTATCCACGGGCCGCTGGAGGGAGCCCTATCGGATCGCCAGCACTGCGTAGGAGGGCCGTCGTGTCCATTCCTATGTTCCCTGCCAATGCCTTGGAATGAACCCTTCGTGTTCAGGATCAGGGTTAAAAGTCATCGTTTCTGACAATGTATAGAGCCTAGGCCCATTCGAAGGACCATTAGTATTCATTTGAGACCTGCCATGTCCAGGAATATTGAATTCAATGAATACATGGGTAGCATTCGCCCATACTGTCATTTCCTTACCCTTCCCGGCTTCCCCGAACTTCTCCAGTTCACCCGATACGATAGCCGAACTACCCGGGAACATTCCAGCCTGCTTCAACACCCAGCAGGTCGAACCGGAACAATCCAATCCAGGACCACCCTTTTTGACATTCGACAATCCGTTTGTGCCGTGACCGCCACCCCACAGGTAGGGCAGTTCCATATTGCTCAAAGTGCTAGAAGCATTGAAAGCCGCGAGGGCACTACCTGATCCTCCCTGTGATGCTGTACTCGTTTCCAAAGAGGCTGATGCCCTGGGCTCGGGCAACGGTTCCTGTGGTGGCACAAGAATAAACTGAGTATAAGGATACTTCAGGGTTTGGCGTGTCGCATCGGACACTATCCACCGGCCACCACAATCCGATATAGGACCAGAATGTTTGAATACGAACACGTCACCCGCCTGAAACTCTTCAGGTTCGCAAACCATTAGCATGCGTATCTCTGATGGTGTTTGGGGCTTACCGATCCTTGACTTGCGTTGTATCCGCCCTTTGACCTTATGTGTAGACCGGTAAATCTGGGTAGTGTTATCGTAATTAAAGGTTAGCGGCCTTATTAGTGCGCCATACTCGTTGACCCTTTTGCCATTTGAGCTTTCCTTGATAACATGATTTTTGGGCACATCGATATATAGTGAAGGCTTCTGTTTTACTAGATCGGGACCATCCATATAAAACAGGGTATCCCGGCCATGCCTCCACTCCGTAAAAAGAAACCAATCGACCTGTTGAGCCAGTCTTGTCCCGCAATCCCACGAGTCCTCATCGGGATTCTGTGGTGTGCCTCTCGTCAACTGTCCGACATCAGATTCAGCCGTCGCCCCACTACCTATCGTTGCGCCCCCATAGGCATGAATGATTTCCTGAGCTTCTAGCTGAAATTTACCGTAGTTCGCAGCACCTTTCGACGCAGCGCCAGCACCCGATGCCTGCACAGCCTGAGCCACTTCATGAGCAGGCGCATTCGGATGAGCTTTTGCATAAGCTATCGCTCCCCCCAGACCACCAAAACCCTTTAGCAGGAATGCTTCGACGCACTGCTTGACGTTTAGCGAACTGATCCCAAGACTAGCCGCCGTAGAGGGAATAACCTGAAGAATCCCTTCGCCCGTGTTCGTGAAATCATTCTCGTCTATACATGCCTCAATCAAAGCTTCGGAAGCCAACTGTCCCGATTTGAGACTGTTTGCAATCCCCATGACTTCGTTAGCAAGAGCGCGTTGAGTAGGACTAGGGTCAGCACCCTTGATCTTGAAGCTAGCACCAGCATGGATACCTTGACCACGATGAGCCTTAGTCGTAGCGTTTTCAGAAGCTATCGCAGTCTGCGTCTTTTCTTCGGTTGACGGTTCAAGAGGTTCGATGCGAGTAAGGCCGGGACATACAAACTTGATCGGGGGTTTCAAATGCTCCTTAGCATTAACTTCATCACAGAGCGCCTTGACTACCTCAGCCCTCGTCTTTAGCCCCGCAGGAAAGGTTTTATGACCCCACTGTTCACGGAAGCGGGCAACGATAATATCCTCGAACGTAAGAACTAGATTCGCTTGAGATACTTCAGTTGATCCCTCTATCGCTGCTAGCTGCCAGAAATGTTTAGACTTTTCCGGATATTCCACCTGGATCGGAGTAAGCAGCCCATCTTCTTCCACTTCGATTAGCCCTGAGCTAATGATATTCCACTCTGGGTCCTCAATATGGACTTTCAAGAAAGAAGCCCCGAGAATCTGAGTCTGGACTTCGACCTCCTGAATAGCCGGAGCTAGATCAAAAGTTATCGCAGGACGTTTCTTTTCCTTAGCCCACTTCGCGACCTGTCCAGCAAAGAAATGAGGGATCGTGAGATTACCAAGGCGAGCATTCGTCATGGGATCAAAAACGTCTTAGGGATAAGCACCTTCGTCCCATTTTTCAAAGGCTTCTCAGGATTCGATCCTAGTTTGTTCGCTTTCAACGTCGGACCGATCGCTTCGCCAACCCTAGACGGCGGATGCACATGCTTCGCCAAAAGCTTCCTGACCGTATTCACAGTCGAAGTAGTCTTGAACGGCGTATACTGTCCTTCCAACCCCTTACGAAGCCTTGCACGCGTCGTAGACGAGTCCGTAGATGGACCCGCAGATGACACGTGCTCCAAGAGCTTCACGACAGCGGCTTGGCGTATCCTCGCCCCAGCACGATCGCGGATCGGGTGTTCATCCCAAGTGATATCATCGATCACCCACCGCAAATCCTTTGTTTGGAAGGGCTTCGGGACTAGCGGGCTTTCGTTGCCTTCGCCATCGCTCGCATACACGATCACGAGCGGCGAATCGCCTTCAGCCGGATGGTATGGCATGCCCCCAAACTTGATGCCCCTGCCACCCATCCATTCCAACCATTGGATAGCCGTCTCAACGTCTTCGCGACGACTTACCAATCTTACCGCGTCAAAGAGGATCGGGACCGTCAGCACAAAAGGTTCATAACCTTCGAGAATCGTCAGAGCCTTGCGTTGTGGACGTGGGATATGGGCCCATTTCGCATAACCACCAGAAGGAGTCGGAGCACCTTCACCAGCCAAAACTTCAATCGGAGGACTGGTATTTTCTCCAAGCACACCTTGAAACACAATGAACTGGCGACGGCTGGTATAGCTCGGAGCCGTATATCCAGCTTTCCCCGAAGTGATCGGTTGAGCCCACTGGGCGATAACGACAGGTTCTTCCATCTGATATGCTCCGGTAGTGGGTCAGTTTGAGACAAAAGGCTTCTTCGGGTCACGGTTCTTCAAAGATTACGGGCTAGTCGTCGCCTGCTCGACCTCCGGGCAGCCCATCCGCTTCGTCTATATGGCGGGCGATCCGCCTGAGAGCGTTCGCGTTGCCTGCGAGGCACAAAAGGATCATCTCGAAACGCTGATCGGCGTCTCTAGATTCGGAAAGATGGATTAGAGTGGGTTAGTTTGGATCAGGCGTCCCGATAATGCTGTTCTGGATCGTCCTATGCTCCGTGAGCGCAGCTTGGGTTGCGTCTATAGCCTTCGCTATCTATGCCCTCTGGGGACCATTGCCACCACCCGACAAGGACGAGCAAGACCCTTCCGCTCATCCTCTATGGGATCGCGACGGTTCTTCAGCTCGGCGGTGCCGCACTGATCGTCATGGAGATTCGAGATGATCGTCGCGAGGCACTGCGAATAGCCGAAAGCTCACTGCCTGTCGAGTGGGCAACAGCCGACGCTATAGGCGAAGCGTTCGTGGCCTATCTGTCGGGTCGTAGATGGAGGAGGGGTTTGGGCGTCCTACTACTTTTTCTTGGAGCGCTCATGGGCTTCGCGGCGAATCTAGCTGCTCTAGGCTGAGAAGCTATGCCAGGTCACGGCCCTTCCCGCTGCTTGAGCGGCGTACGAGACCGCATAGCCAGATACGCCGGGAAGAAAATGATCCAGAGCACGAGACAGCCAAACACCCAGCCGAGCGGGCTTTGGGCCAGAACCCAACGTTTGGTCGTGCTGAAGTCACGACCAGCAGAATCAAAGGCAACCCAGATAGTGGACCCGGCGACAACAATGAGAAGCAGTCCTATCATCGCGAACGCCCAGCTTTCGACTCGCCTAGGATCACGAGAGGAATGAAGGCGAACATGCTAATACAGACCGCCAGAAAACCCCATAGGGCCGGGTTACGGTGCCGCTCTCGGGCTGCCTTTATCGTGAACCAGATCACGCCGAAATAGAGGACCAAGCTCAACAGGGAGACAAAGATCGCTAGAGATGGCATTCGACTTCCTGTTTGAGCGCTTCTCGAACCTTGCTCAGAGGCTGGGCCGATTCTTCGGTTAGCTTGCCCGCGCCTGTCACGGTCGCTTCAACGATCATGCAGTTGGTGTCCTTGGACGGGAACGGACTGTTTTCCTCTGGGATCACGCCTCGACATTGCCAGTCATTTCCCTTTGCTTCGCAGTGCTGTTCCACGCCGTTGGTTTTCATGGTCTGACCTTCCCCCGCAACCAGGAAGCCCTTGAACACATGCAACCACAGCGCCTCGGCATGAGCGCGAGAGACGCGTTCCGATGATGTTGGGGTACTGGAGCTTGAGGTCTGTTCTTCGGTCGAAGTGCAACCACTGATTGCAAGCATGAACAAGACAGCCGTGAAAGCCAGAATCAACAGTCTGGAACTTAGGTGCAGGAACGCGCTAGTCTTGGGCGGCATCGAAGCTCCTACTTCGGTGACAAGCCCCCGGAGTGCTCTGTGCTCGCGGGGGCGCTCTACGTCGAACTATCGGCAGCCTACCAGATGTTTGAGGTTTTGGCCCTAGAGCTTTTGGCCTGGTCCCGCAAGCATCGCGGCCATGACGGACCGCGACACCTTCGCAGCGAACCTCCGAACCGAACGCAAGCGCCTCAAGCTCTCCCAAGAAGCCCTCGGCTTCCGTTGCGAGCTGAACATGAGCGAGATCAGCCGACTAGAGCGTTCACGCCGCGATCCCCGTCTCGCCACGATCATCAAGCTAGCCCGAGCACTCGGTGTCCCCCCGGCCAAGCTGCTCGACGGCATCCCCTAACCATCCGCAGCGTCATCTACCGTTTTGCGCGCGCGGAGGGTGCTCCAGAGTGGCGTGCTGGGCCGGGCCTTCATCCCGGTGACCCGTTGAGAGACGGCGATTGGTTCGATTCCAAAGCCCTCCGCAGCATGTATATACATGATTCCCCAGTGGAATCCTTCTTATGCTCGACGGGTAAGCACGCTACGATCCCTGCTGATGGCCGATCTCAACCAGATGGCTTACCGGATCGTCAAACAATCCACCGAACCTCAAGAGCCAGAGACCCCCGCACAGGTCAGTGGACGCAAGGGCGGCAAGAAGGGCGGGAAGGCCACGGCAGCCAAGCTCACGCCCCAAGAACGGTCTGAGAACGCTCGCAAAGCCGCTCAGGCACGCTGGGCAGCTCGCTAAACCCTATGGCGGACCCAATGGACTATCACACCGTGGAGGTCGGAGCACCCAACGTCTACCACGACAACTTAGACTGCCCCGACGGCGAAAAAATCAAGCCTGAGCACTACCGGGAGGGCAGAGGCGTTGATCGGCGTCTATGCCAAGAGTGCGAAATCCTGTAGGACAAGCCTCCCGGAAGGTCATTTCCCAGTCAGGCCCGCAAGGCTCGCCGTCTCGAACAACCCAGTAGCGACGGATAGCCCAGACCGGGAAGTCGCGCCGAAGCGCCACTGCGAGTGCTCGAAAGCCCTCTTCAGGACCACCAGCGAATCGAATCGTTGGCTGAGGGTAGGCGTGCCCGTCGCCGCCTTCGCAGGACTCGAATGTCTCGATATCTGCTGCTCGTAGTGCGTCCACGTAGGGGCTGATCCCGATGTCCAGTCTTGGGAGCCATCGCTTGCGCCATGCCTCGTGTTCGGCGGTCCTGTCCATGCGTGGATTCCTTTCCGTCCGATGCCTTGCGCATAATGGTCAGTATGAACAGATTGAGCACAGACAAACGAGCCCAAATCATCGGCTGTCTAGTCGAGGGCAACAGCATCCGAGCAACAGTCCGCATAACCGGAGCCGCCAAGAACACCGTCACAAAGCTCCTGACGGACCTAGGGGGAGCCTGCGCGATCTACCAAAACCAGGTTCTGCGGGACCTGCCATGCAAAACGGTCGAGTGCGACGAGATGTGGGGATTCTGCTACTCCAAGCAGAAGAACGTTCCGACGGAATACCAGGGGACCTTTGGCTACGGCGACGTGTGGACGTGGATCGCGATATGCGCCGATACCACCGAGGACTGCATGATCTTCTTGCGCGACCTCAAGAGTCGCATGAGCAACCGAATCCAATTGAGCACCGACGGTCATCAGACCTACATGGCGAGCATCCCGTATATCTTCGATGAGGTCGATTGGGCTCAAATCCACAAGATATACAAGGCTCAGAACATCAGTCCCGGCCGATATAGCCCTCCGGTCTGCACGGGCACGAAAGTCAAGGTCCGCCTCGGTGATCCCGACCCGGCGAAGGTCTCAACGAGCTACGTTGAGCGCCAGAACCTCACGATGCGGATGGGGATGCGCCGGTTCACGCGCCTCACAAACGGGTTCTCGAAGAAGGTGGAGAACCTTGCGCATGCCGTCAGCCTGCACTACATGCACTACAACTTCGGACGCATCCACCAAACCCTAGGCGTAACACCAGCAGTGGCCGCAGGTGTCGCCGATCACAAGTGGAGCCTCAAGGAGATCGCAGCCCTGTTGGATTAGCCGCCGGACCGACGCTTACCATTGAGCACGTTTCTCGGCAAGTCCGAGAGGCTGGCGCGCCCCGCCCCGATCAGGTGGTTTGCTCGACTGTCCTGATCGGGGCGAAAGCGCTACATGCGCCCGTAGCTCAGTGGTCAACGGTAACCTGTCAGGGAAACCAAAGAGCAGCGGACTCCTAATCCGAAGGGCGAGGGTTCGATTCCCTCCGGGCGCACATATTGTTTCTTCAACTTAGAATATAGACCGTTCGGACAGAATGATATACGCCCTTTGGATTTCAACCGATCCACGCTAGAACCGCCGGTCAACGGTCTATTGTTCATCGGCTCGAAACTACGGACAGGATCGAGCTGGTCGGGGCGCCCCCGAGGCCGTGGAACACGACGGCACGAATGCCGGAGAGCCGCAGACCACAGTCTCGGGGGACGATACTGGCACCGGGATATAGAGCCAAATCCGGTTCCGATAGTCCGAAAGGAAAATGACCCATTGCCCTAGGATATCATATTTCTACCGCCTCGCTTGATATTCAGCCACTCATCCGCGGGCCTGCATATAGGCAACATGCTTGGCGGTAGATTCAGCAATAACGCGCGAGGAGCGAGGATTATGTATAATCGCCTCAGCTACGGGAGCCGAATCAAGGTTTAGATGAACATGAATCGCGGGTTCCGGCTTAGGATGTTCAGCCCGTTCCTGCGCAGCGAACTTTCTTTCATTGGCATGCAGGGCGGACAGTTGCTTTGGGCTTGCGACACCGACATGCAATGCCGCTCTTTCCCAATGCAGGATATTAGCACGCTCTTCCTTTGGAGTAAGACCAGCTTCGGAAATCGTTCCCTTAGCACCAGCGGGATTAAGGGAACTGGCCATTTCAAGATAGCTCCTGCCTTTAGTACCAGGCTTGCTTCTGCCCGATTGTCCCTTCCCTTCGCCCCCCAGCACTTTGGGAGCACTGAAATGTTCGATCGCCCAGAGCGCGGCAGCAAGAACAGCTATAGGCCCAAGTATCGGCGCAAGCGAAGCGTCCATCAAGGCAAACCCACCAGCCGCCGCACTAGCATCACCCGCTAGAAGGCTTAGGACAGTAAGTCCCCTAATGGCAGAGAGAAAATCTAGAACCTTTGACGTAGCCCAAAGACCAGCCAAAACCCCGAGTGATACTCCGAGCGCATCCGTCGCCACCTTATCCTTCCTAAACCAGTTATACACTCCTTCGAAAAGCTGTATCGCAATTCCAATTGTTTTCTCTAGCGATCCCCAAATCCCCTTACCATGCTCAATAGACACAGCCAACTTACTGAACAAACCCATTGCAGCAGTCATAGCCGGGACCAGCTTGACACCTATCGTAAACTCTAGTCCTTCCCACGCCATTTTCGATTCGGCTTGCTTTTCGAGAAGTTCATTAAGATTCCCAGCACCATCCTTGAGCGTAGGAAAGAACTTCTTAGCCATTTCCATCTGCTTCGAAAGACCCAAAGTACCTTTTTCAAGGACTGGCAGAAGAGCCGTACCACCACGACCAAACAATTGAAGAGCTAGCCTAGTCTTTTCCATACCAGGCTTCATCGCTTCAAACTTCTTAGTGATCAGTTCAAACTTGGCCGATTCGGAGAGCTTTGAGAACGATCCTAGATTCACCCCTAGCTTCTGAAATGCAGTAGCTTGAAGTCCCAAAAGACCAGTAGCTATCTTTCCCTTCTTAGACGCCTTTTCCTGGGCAATACTAAAAGTATGTTCTTGACGTTCAGCCAGCTGCACATTCTTAGCTAGAAACCGGAAAGCCTTACCGCCAGCATCAGCACCAATACCCCTCGCCTTCAATGCAGCCGTATAACGCAAAGAAGTATTAGCCCCAATCCCTGAGATGGAGTGGAACTTCTCCGTTTCGGTAGCTATTTCCCCAGTCTTAGAAGCAATATCCTTGAGGCCAAATGCTAGACCACCGATTCCAAGGGAACCAAGTCCGAGGCCGACCATCGACTTAAGACCGCCGAAGCTCTTACCTAGTTCCTTGACTTTCTTATCAAGCCCGCTCAGACCATGCTCAGTCTTTGAAGACTGATCGACAGTCGAACGCATGGCGCGCACAGCACCGTGCTCGTCAATGACCAACGATATTCGGACCTCACGAGCCATTACTGTACCTCAAGGTCCACTTCTTTGAAAGCCTTAGCAACCGCCTGACCCTCTAGCGCTTCTATTTTGCGAATGTTCTTCTCGGCGGCAGGCAACAAATAAGAATGGGTCGGCTGATTAACCCAAACAGAGCGATCGCCAAAGACGGGGTGACGGAAAGATCCCCTACGCGAAGCGGCCTGTGATTTCCCGCGACCCTTGTTTCCAAGCTCTAGCAACCCTGCCATCGGCACATTCTCTCCACCAGCCACCACAGATATCTTTGTTTTCGATACGCGGACTCGGATCGAGGGTCCAACCGTCTTTGAATGAGGCTCGATTAGGGCCTTAGCATCATCGGCTATCAACTGACCTGCAACTCTGAGGGCCTTGTGCATCTCCTTCGAGGGCTTAAAATCTCGCAAGGATCGTGTTAGGGCGCGTAGTTCTTTAGTATCGACGCCCTCTTTACCACGGGAGAGCACATTGATGGTTTCTCGTGCCATTATGCTCCCTCCTGAGCCCTCTCAAGAATATCAAGCGTACGATCCAACACTGTTTCTATCCAAATACGATAGTTGGGATCGGCCTCATCGAAAAGTCTCGACAGGTCTATGGGCACTCCTGAAACACAACAAGCGGCAGCTAGATCAACTAGACTGCCGCCACGGAGTTTTTTACTATTTGATCGTCACTAGTCTCATTCGACAAGCCCTCGACTTCGACAGCCTGATTCATGATCGCCATTTCAGACGGGAAAATGAGCATAATCGCTTGCTTATCATTCTCCGAACCCTCAAGCCCCAAAAAGTCCGCCAGGGCCTTCCCGAGCTTCATCCCGAGATCATGAGTCTCCCCATCAATATGCGCCTCGACGCCCTGACAGGCCGTGAGAAGGGTCTGTACGGCCGCTTCCAGGTCCCGTGTGGCCGGATCGGGGATATCTATACAGTCTTCAACGATCTTCCGGGCAGGCCGGTATCCGAGCGGCAAATAGCGCGCATATAGCTCATCGAACCCCGGCACCTTCAACGTCGTCTCTTTCGGTGCGGTCCGCTGTTCACGCTGCGACCTTAGCCGCTCGGCTAGCGACTCAGGCAAATCAACTTTCGGGACTTCCATTAGCTCTCCTTAGAAAAATACTAGCTTACTTGACCATTAACATCACATTTGACCTGAAGGAACGCCTCCTTAGATTCAGACGCCTTATATCCCGGACGCATAACACTTTTCAGGACACCCGTATACGTAATCGTCGTTCCAGACGGTGTTTTATTCGCTTCAAGAACCACATAAGAGGCTGTAATCGGAGCGAAACCCGCTACTGACGAAAGAGCCTTGAATTGAGCGATCAATACATCAGACCATAGACGCTCTATCGTCAATTCAGACCACTTCGGTAGACCACCCAAAGCAACCTGAGGAGCCATACCCCCAGGATATACGTCTACGCTCTCCGCGACGGGCTCACCGCCTTCCATCGAGTCCCATGAAGCAGTATCGAGGGTAATCCCCGAGACCGTCAGATTAATTACAGCTTGGTCACTTCTATAGAACTTGGCCACAGAAAGCTCCTTTAGACAGCCGACGTTATCGGCGTAGAGACGATAAGGATGTTGACTGCCTGAGCAAACGGACTAATACGAACTATCATTTCAGCGTTCAATTCGCCCGCTTGCATAGTCGCAAGAGTATTCACGGGTTCGGAAACATTGACTAGGCATGCTTCAGCAGCATTTTCGCCGAACAAAGCATTAGCCGCATAATGCCTAGCACCAAGTCCCTGTAGTTCGCCCTGGAACTTCGACAAAAGCTGCTTGCGGCCGTCTATCGTCTTGAACTGGAAACGTTCCCCGATGATTTCAGCAGCAGCAACCAAAGACATACGCTCCCGGGAAGCTGAAGCCTGCCAGAAGATCACGTCCGTAGTCGAAGGCAACGCCGTCGAGAAACCATACAAACAGAGCGTTCCTCCGCGTTCTGCCCACGAATTTATGCCCGCTTCGTTCAACGTCTTCATGTTTTCCAAGCTGAACGTATTCGTGAACCCCAGTACGAACGGCGGGAGAGGCCATTCGCGGCCCGCTGGAGCCTGATTATCGTTCCCCGTCTTAGAAACCTGGGCGAGAAGCCCTGCGACGACAGCAGAGCCCTTCACGGTCCTCGTCGTCCCGAGCGTCAAGCCCTGGATCGTGACCGACGATCCCGTATACATGCCATAGCCTGCGAGGCCCGCTGTCTGTGACCCCTTGTTTGCGATCAACGTAGCGACTACCGATGAATCTGCGATATCGCACAATGCGAACCTGTTGTTTTCCTTGCAATGCGTCAACATCGCATTATGCGCCGTCGTGCTAGTACGTTCCGGCATCATCACTTGGCCGGGACCAAATGTCTTGACGAAGAGGGGGAGAGCCGAATCGAAGTTAGCGTCAGCCAAACCTGTCGGGTTTTCCCCACCCGTTAGCGCAGTAGCAGCTAGAGTCTTGGGAATGTTTTTCGTGAATTCAGCTTCAGCCGACTGCGTATATTCAACATAAGCCGATTTGAACAGGAGGAGATTAGCCTGGGTTAGCCTACCACTGTTCTCCAAGACTTCATTTTCGCTATTCAGAATGATAGCTTCAGTTTCCGTACCGGACGTGACCGTTTCGATCTTATAATTGTTACCTGCCGTACCAGCAGTCTTGAACGTTACGACGACCGTAGGCTTATTCCCCGCATCAAGCAGAGCCTTCTTAGCGGGTTTAGCGGATTCGTTAGAAACCCTCAACACATAGCATTGTGCTTCACCAATCTGAAAGAACGTTTCAACCTCATCATAAAGGATTGAAGACGTAACCGTCCTAGGACCATACTGAGCTATATACTGAGACATGCTGCGAACAAGAACAGGGGTCGTAACCCCCTGATCCGCGATACCAACAATAAAGGCTGTGCCTGTAGACGTTGAAGTCCCCGCTGATTGCGAAGTCTCCGCAGTAGTCACAGTCACGCCGAACGGGAGAGACATAGGGCCTCCTAGACTTTAGAAGTAATAGGAACACCCTGGACGGTAGTTCCGGTTTTAGATACTGTAGGATCTTCCTTGAAAGGCGCTTCCAGTTCCCCACCATACTCAGGAGATTCCTGCGGAGTAGGACCAACAGGACCAGAATTAGGATCAATCACCGAACTAACCCAAACATGGAAAGTAGTAATAGCCGCCTGCTCACGACGCTTTTCCGGTTCAGGACACTCAACCCTCGGAAGCCCCACCATCTTTAGCCATTGCAAACTAGGCAAGTTTTCAAGCTGGGACTGTTGAACGATCAACATTGTCGCGGTCCCATAATGCGAAGCCTGCAATCGAGCAGAATCTTCCGGAATGGCCTGTTGCGCACCATCATCCCCACGCACAACACACCACACTTCGACCTGATAGCACTGTGTATATCCCGCCGAAGCAGACAGCTCGGGTTCCCCAACAGCCTCAACCACCGTAATGACCGCCGGGAGTTCATCCTGGGTCCATGCGATCATGTCGCCCGTGTTCCCGTGATAGCTCTCAGGAGTCGGGGGACGCTCAAGGCTCTGGGGTTGGAGTCCCTGTTCTTTCTCGATTTCAGCCAAATACGCAGGCAACCATGTTTTCAAGGTCCCCAAGACGGCCTGCTCGACGTCCCAGGGGGACACTATTGGGGATGTCCCTAGAAGGGTCATGCTATTGCTGGAGCCCTAGCTGTCGGGGCAAGAAGCTCGCGACACCGTCTGGGAAGGTAGAAGCCCATTGGGATTACAGGTTCCTGCTCATCAGCTACGGTTTCCCTACCTCGACCAACTGCCATCGTTGTTTGATAGTTCACTCGGACCGCCTCTAGCACGGCCTGTTCAACATTAGGCGGCGTATATTCCTGTCCGGCTTCATAAACTAGGTGTACGCTCTGTTCACCGTGTTCTGGATCATTCCAAAACTGTTCTACCCCACCGCCAGAAGTACGGCGTGTCACAGTCCCCATTTCAGCATTCAACATGCACGAGTAAACGCCTGCCTGTGTAGGCACGGTCACTATTGCAAGGTTGTACTCGATAGGTCCTCGATACTCACTAACGGCTAGGAGGCGCAGGATTGGTTTAGTCCCATAACCGTAATTAGGATTATGGCGTAGATGGATCGTGGAATGGCCTCCCCCATACCACTCATCATAAATCGTGGGAATGATTGGGCCTGTAATATTTTCTATCAGGGGGCCTACTCCAGCTAGAACCCTAAGCAGCTTAGTATCATGCACCCGATCATTAGACGGTAGACTAAGATAATCCTTGACGACAGGCAATCCAACTAGCTGTTGACCACCGAATACTGTCAGGTTCTCCTCGACAGATACCCATATATACCCCTCTGTCGGCCAGGTCATTTTCTGACCACCGGGGAAATCTATATGCCAGTTAGCCATGTACTCGCCAACCGTTGCAGTATCAGCAGCAGTAGGCGTGTAAGATACCTTTCCTTCCAAAGGTTTAGTAATAATCATTTCGCCCGTCAAATTCATTGGTCTAGGAGAAGTCAAAGACCGCATGATGAACCTAAGCGTCGCACCCGTCAAATTGACGGGCAACCCGTTACTATAAGTCAAAATATCCGTGAGCAATGGAGCAGTATCGCCCTGCTTAATCGACCAATCCGCAGGCATTTCAAACCCTCCCAGATACCTCGACAGGAGTCACCAATCCAGCAAGCTCACGTGGTTCCACAAGACCGGGATGAACCAAAATACTCAATGCCGTGATCCGAAGACTCCCCGTGCTTGAACAAACCGCAGGAGCAAGTTCCATTCGGGTCGGAGCAGTATCCTGCAAACTAGCTGAACTAACACTCGAAGCTACACCCAAACCCATAATAGAGTTCGCGGTAAAACTAAGATTATCCCCACTCTGCCCAGTCGCAGAACCCAAGATCAACGGAGCAATCGTCCTGACAACCAATGATCCAGTAGAAGAACCAATAGCAGGGAAAAGATCCAAATGAGCATCCAAAAAGACCGTTCCGCCAGACATACCTTCCGCCGTACTCAAAATCAACGGTGCGATAGTCGTCACAGTTAGATTGCCGGACGATTTCCCTTCGGCACTCAAACTAAGGAATGCAGGAGCAGTAAAGCTTATGGTTGAACTGCTAGTTCCTGTGGCTGTTCCAAGGGACAGCAATGCAGGAGCGGTAGCTGAAAAGGCCCCTGAGGATGATGCAACACTCGCATTTAGGGAGATTTGGGTTGGCGCAGTATCCGCCAAACTACCCGTCGAAGTTCCCGCAGCCGTCAAGGTGATAGCAGCCGGAGCCGTGATACCCATACTGCTCGTACTCGAAGATGCTCCAGCAATAAGTTGAACATATGTAGGGGCAGTGAGCGGAAGATCTTCCTGTCCAGGATAGAGCAATTCGCTAGGTTCAAGTTCTTCACTCGGTTCAATCCCAGGAGCACCAGCTTCAGACTGGCCAGCAGAAGCCCTTAGACCGATTCGCGTTGGGGCTGAAATAGCAAAAGCGCTACTACTAGATCCCGCAGCAGCCGACTGCACTGATTGCGTCGGGGCCGTAAACGCTAGACTCGCACCACTCGTAGCTGCACCTGCCGCAAAATCTAGATGAGAGTCTAGAAATAGTTCTCCGCCACTCGTTGCCGCACTAGCATTCAGAGCAATCTTAGTAGGAGCACTCGCAGCTAGAGATCCACCGCTAGACCCTCCTGAAGCATTCAATGCGATCGTCGCAGCAACCGGAGCGGCCTGATAAGCGACTACCAATCCGGCCCAAGTGCCCGAGACCGAGAAAGACCCCGTAGCGCTCGCTTTAGCCCCCCCCGTCGGACTCAAATTGTACTCGGCACCCAATGAGCCGCCAGTCTGATCAGCACCCGTACCGGCCGTATAACCTTCCCCAGACGAGAAGACTCCCAAGGTTGCAGTACTGCCAAATGCTCCGAACGCCACATCACCCGAGGCCGCAAGGTTGGCTGTCGTTGGTCCAGCAGTCGTCGAAGATCCTACCCCAGTACCAGTCCCAGTCGTATCTAGCCAACTCGAAGTCTTGAACCCAGAGAACTCATAAGCCGCAGCCTCAACGATCATTACTGTGCCTAGACCATTCACACTGATCGATGTGACAGCCCCTGACGTGATCTTTGCAGACCACATTTGCACAGTTACGGTTATTCCGCTTTTGACTTCAGCGTCAAGCTGGTAGGTAGTCCCTGCGGAATCAGAAAGAGTAGTAGCCCCAGCCGAACCAGAGACAACAACCACAATCACCCAATTGTTATTGACGGCCCCAGCCGTAATAGGAAGACTAATTGCCCCACCACCAATAGGAGCACTAGTCGCTACCTGACCGGAATTACGCACAAATGCTATAGCCACCCTATGCTCCTATCAAGCCGCTAGCTCGGCTGCCATACGCTTACGAGCCCTCATGATCATCGCATCCGCCGACTGAGGCTTCCTGTCCGGCATGATGTCCTTGTGAGGCTTCCCGTTCAAATGGCCGCTCAGATAGGCTCTCTGGCGCTTAGGGAGCCGTTTGAAGGCGATCACAGCCCTCTGTAGCTCATCGCGTGCGAGAACGGTCGCCAAGGTCATATCAGTGCCCCCTCGCTCGGCCACAACAGGGAGAATGTCCCGCTCCAACCTTCGCTGACGGTCTCGCGAACGAATCTGTACGAAGTCGATCACTCGGAGCCTCATCCGACGCGATATGAACCTCGGCTCAATATTGGGTTCCTTGCGGATAGTATCCCAAGCCGCGATCATTGCCACCTGATATACGTCCTGCTCATCCGCACCACTACCATAAAACGGGTACTCGAAGGCTAGTTTGGTCGCGATAGGCGCATAATCCCCTACTTTTGTTGGTGCGATCACGCGATATAATCCACTTCAAACCATGAAGCAACATTACCTTCTACCACATTTTCCTCAGTTAGCTTCAGGGACCATTGAGGAGTTGCACCAGTCATATGCAGGTTCAATTTTTCTTCAAAATTCCAACCCGTCTTCCATTCGACAGTGCCGTTGCCCTTTACTTCCGCTATTACCGCTCCACCATTAGATTCATCAAGGAGCTTGTATACCCAAGTCTTAGACGTATTAGTCCCTACGGCTCCCTTTCGGCTGCGCACAGCAACAATCACAGCCTCCTTGTGAATGAAACGTTCAAGATTGGTTACGGTTGCCGTACTGGGTAGTTGTCCCTCTCGGGTCTTGAACTCTACAGTATGCAGTTCTCTATTCGTACCCGTTGCTGTATTACCATTGACGGTTCCGTTTATCTTTCGCTTCCACCCACCGGCCCCTACGGAATCTGTGCAATCTCGAAACTTTACAGGGGGCTTATTGCCCCCATTTTCAGACCCATCATTACTCCGTGATTGAATAAATTCTCCTGTATATTCCCAATCCAGTAGGCGGCAGGTATCATAGATAAATGTACGCCTAAATTCATAATAAGCATTTGAATACCAGTACCTATGTTGTCCCGGCAACTCGCAAGTATCAAACTTTACCTTTAGCGTACGCGGAAACTTGATATCTACAGCAGTTAGATACTTTCTCGTAGCCTGTTCTACCTTAGCGGCATTGAGATGGATATTTGCCGTAGCAGCTACGAGTTCGATATGAGTTCCATCCGGTACAGCCTTCACCACTCCAGCCTCACCAGAAAGCAATACTCCTGGATCGAGATAAACCTGCATACCTACCGTGAAAGGATGAGCACCACCAGATGCCGTAACAGGGATCAGACTTGTCCCAGCAGCTATTTCGGCAGTTAGCGTAGTTTTCACTTCAGTAGTCGGCGGAAAGCCCGATACCGTATTATCTGCGCCGCCATCTACCGACTCAAACCTTATATCTCCATTTTCCCACTCGCAATAGACGAGCTTTGACCTAGCGTGCCTATGCTCTATTCTTGCACCAGATACATTCAACCTAGTAGTAGCACCACTGTGAGATTCTCCCCTCAGCGCAAAGAATATTTGTTCTTCTTCGCCATTGCCCTTATGGATTAGGGACCCACCCAAGAAATCAATTGACCCACCTGTGCTCATGTCGATGAGATTGCCCTTTGGATACTCTGCCTGACAACTATAAAAACGGAAGTTCAGGTACTGATCCGAACCCCCACCACCAACCGTAGGGGAATATAGCATTGATTCCCATGCTCCATAAAACCCGCAATGATTGAACTCAAACTCACTATTATTATTCGATCCAGATAGCGCTATAACGTGCTTCCAAGTTCCACGCCAATCTTGCCTGTCAAACACATAATTTTGAGAGAATGGCCCTATGCTGTTGAGCCATTGCGCGGTAGAGTCCGAAGATTGCCAAGTTATATCCTGCCAAGTAATAAATTGAAGACTCTGATTATTTGTAAGCAATGATTGGTTTGCAGTCTTAGGGGCAAAGACTATAAAGGTAGACCCTCGACCAGCACCCTTAACCAGGCCACCGTAATTAACATGTTCATTTACAGAGACCGGTTCTGCAAAAACACATATCCCTGGTGGAATAGCTAGAGCCTTCGGTGATATGCTAACTTCCACAGCATTTGCATCTGATGGTGTAGAACCCCGTGCTGCTATCAAGTCTTCCAGAAAAGAATTTAGCGCACCTGAATCATCGGAGCCTACCAGGAGCTTAACTGCCCCGGTAGCCGTCGCTTCTTTCGTCATAGTAAAACTAACGCCAGCCACCACCGATTCAACAGTAGTTGATCTAGGCACGTTGGGACCAGTTACTACCCTACCCACCCATGCCGTTTCCGCACTAACACAAGTTACAGAAAACGAATTAAGCGTAGTCCCACAATTACGTACCGTTCCATCACACTTAGCCCCATACTGTGCCCTAAAATCCAATAGTTGCGGCGTTAGATACCCAACGGTGCCATCTGATCGAACCGTAATATATTGACCATTCGATCCCTTGGGTAGCCGAACAAAAGACGTTCCATTAAACAGCAGCAAATCGCCCGCCGTAGTCCCACGAGTATCCCTTAGCACTCCTGGTGCTATTTCCCCATTCCCCACAGCAGTCGCAATAGCTTCTTCAGCGGCGTTAAGGTTCTGCCGGTTTAGCTTAGTAGGTTCAGCTTCACCTTTATTCTTCCATGGAAAGGGCGTAAAGGTCATAGTATTCCTAACCCAAAATTACTAGACAAGGGTCAAAACAAGCACTTTCGGTGCAACCGTAGCTGGAGTTTGAGTTGTTGACAGGACAGTACTCGCTGCGGTGCCCCACATTATTATATTCCCAGCACCAGTAGTTGCACTATCACACAGTGCCCAACCAATAATCGTAGAAGTACCAGCAGTAACAGCCGCGAACGTAAAAGATTTTTCGTTAGCAATCGAACTGGGCGTACCAGCAACCGCAGCTTCCCATTCAGCGGCAGGCACTTCCTTACGAGCATAACCAGTATAATTAGCCTCAGTAATGGTCGCACCCGTACTAGAATTAGTAGGCACTACCGTACATAGCGCTAGCCAGGTCGTAGGTTCAGCCAAAGCTTTCTTTTTAGTAATGTATTCAAGGACCTTAGTCGCATAATTCTGACTGAACCCTGACATGATCTAAACTCCATTCGGTGAAGATAGGCCTATTTGTACGGGACCAGGAGTCTGTTCATGCTCTGCCAAACCCGGCGTATCCGTCAGAGCTTTCAATCCAGCCTCAGTCATGGACCAATTACCCTCAGCATCGGCAGCAAGACCCTTAGCCGCAAGATTAGTCAAGAATGCTTGCACCTGTTCTTCCGTGCGTTGAGGAATACAAGGGTCCTGAGCTAGCCTCACCGTGAAATCCGGAAGACTGTAAGCTCGAATACTGCCCTCGCCCTCCGCGACCCGGAAAGCATCCTCATCAACCGTCCAAACAGACAAATGCCCTAGTATTCGACGCTCAACATCGGAATCAAACATACAGACCTCTCATCAGATAAACGAAAGCTCGACAACACCAGTAGAACCAGACGAGTGTAGAATAATGCTCGTCACGGTTTTTAGCAGCGGGAACGCTACAAATCCAGAACTAGGGACAGGCAATCCCGCATCCGCTGAATCCAAGTTAGTCCTTATCTTACATTCCCCCGCTTCGATAACGAACGGAAACACTATAAGGACAGCAGCAGCTTCCTTCGGCACTTCAAACGAATTATCTCCTGTTATTAGTTCCCTATCGGTGATCGTCCCAATGATCGTATTGCCAGCCATTGTGGGGCCAGCAATAATCTTACTACCGGACTGGAGTCCTGCGACCATGCCTCCTATCGTAAGACTCCCACTCATTAGTACTCCTTAGGGACATGCAGCTTTACCTTAGCGCCGCCTGATTCTTCCTGCACTTCACGAATCAGTTCCTGTCGTGTCTTCCGGCTCGGAGCTTGCGGTACCGCCCTCTCCGTACCACCAGGAATAGCCTTCTCCAACCCTCGCGCCCCATGTTGAACGCGAGGGTTATCCGAACGCTCCATTATCGAACAATCACGATTGGGGCGACGGCCTTAGCAGCCGGGGAAGCCATCGTCGCAGCAGCCGTACCAGCCAGAGCCGTACCAGCCGTAGACGACAAGAACAAAGGCCCATTCGTAGACCACCCATAATTGATACCAGCCGGGGTCGCGCTCACAGCAGCCGTCGGAATAACAGTCGCCGTAATAGCAATCTCAACATAAATGAACCCGTATTCCGCCATCTTATTCGTGATGATCGTAGGTTCAGTCAGCTTCCAACCAGCCCTTTTCTTCGCACCAATCGCAGCAGACGTAGTATCCGTAGACTGAGCTATCAGTGCAGGAGCTTCCCCTGTTCCCGCATAGATCGCAGCGAACTGGTGAGTAGGCGTTTCCGCCGCAGTCGCACCAGTCAAAAGCGAGATTTCCGTCACCAATGTCCCAGGATCAATAGGGACCGGCACGAAACAACCAACGCCGGTCGCCGCGAGAGCACCATCAACCAATGTGCCCGCACCAAACCACTCAAGGTTAGACCGTGCAGGAATATCAGGCTGATAAATATTAGACAAGCCCCCCAAAAGAGTCTTCAGAGGATTATTAAGTGGGTAGGATGCACCCACAAGATCAGCAGGCATTATCGGCTCCTTTCAAGAGCAGAAAAAGACGCCAGCCCAGCACTAGAACCAGACTGGCGTCAATCATCTTAGAATGTGAAGCCGAACCCTGTCGGCGCTTCAAACGGTTTACCATAAGCAAGGGATAGCGAAGATCCATACCGGACAAGGCTACCCACATACGCATACACTTGGAACCTGACCTGGAGAGTACCCGAAGCAACCTCAGGCAACACTCGCGTACGAAGATCCGACTCAAAAAACCACACGTCATCGAACTTAGCCGTCAACATGTAATCATTTTCGCCAGCTTCAGTAAAGAGACCTTTACCATTATCTTTCGTATGCAGATTGTTCGTTGCATACACGTTAGGTCCAAGCGGCGTCTGGAACATCAATCCCTCAGCCGGAGTGTCACTCCCGAGCAACGCCTGCGTATTGAAGTTCGGGAAATCCCGAGCATTGATCACAGGACGACCAGACTTGCCTTCGGGACCATCGAGCAACGAAGCAAGGAACCCAACACGACGCGGATTGAGAATATGATGAATACCCTCAGTGCTATAACGCTTACGAGCGATCTGCGACCAATTAGAAGCCATCGCAGCAAAATATACTGCCGCGACCTTTTCTGTATTAGTCGATTCGTTTTCGTTAGCACCCCAGTTTTTAGCCGGGTACAATCCCTTGATCGTACCACCAGCAAGGTTAGCCACTTCCAAACCAGCCGCATATGACAGGTTCTGGTCAACCCTCAAATGATAGTCAGCGATCAGGTCCTCCATAACAACACGGTCAAAAATCTGGCCGGGGGACTGCTCGATCAACTGGATAGCCACATCCTCCTGGCCAGCCAACGTCTTGAACGCAGTTTCAATATATCCCGTCTTGATATCCCTAGACGCAACTCCAGCATTATCTAGGAGCTGAGGAGCGACTTCGGTCGGGACTTCGATCTTCGGTATCTTCACCGTATTGGTACCCGCAGGAACATCAAGATTCCTACATAGCGGGGCAATCGTACGCATAGCACGCAGATAGATCAAATACTCATCGATCAACCATGTAGGCGGAACGAATTCCCCACCAGACCCCGGCTGACGAGACGGGTTAGCGCGATCCTCCATACCCGTATAATGCGACCGCTCAAACGGACTATCATCCAAGCCGCCTTTGAGCACCATCTTCCTTACTTCATGCTGAGAAAATCCAGCTTTGCGCATACCGCGAGCTAGATCCTTACGGAAATCTTTATCGGCCTCCTCGATTTGAGTTTCCGCACGCCGCTGACGCTCCATTTCGCGCTTAGGCAAAACCTCTTCGATTTCTTTCCCATGCCTTTTCAAGCGTTCTTCAGCAGCATTCCAATCCCGGTTGATACGACCCTTCCAAGAAGGCTCCGTCAATACGAGATCCTTCAAATAGGAAACTTCGTGAGCGTTATCGCTACGATACACGGCAGGTTCACTCATGATCGAAGCCGAACCAGCACTAGCTTTCTCAGCAGCCAGCTTACGCTCAACCTTTTCCTCCTGCAACTTGATCCGTTCATTCAACGACTCAACCTGCTCACGGAACTGCTCACAACGCTCCTCAAACGATTTCTCAGCACTATTGAACGCGTCAACATCCGTATCAGACGGCCTCTTCTCCGAATCCTCCTCAGCCTGACGAGCCTCAAAATCAGACCGCTCCTTCTCACGAGCATCAATCAGCTCATCCCACTCTTTACCCAACTCAACCTTACGCTCCTGAAGCTTCTCCAAGAGCGTAGGCTCTGTCGCTGTAGCAGACATGCCTTACTTCCTTTCAGAGTACGCCCAAGGGCGTTTTAATGATTACTTCTCCGGGCGGTGTCCGGCCAACAGCAGGGGCGGTGCGCGTAACCCATTACAATAGGGTTAGACGTCCAACGCCAACATGAGGCGGGGTCCAACGCGGTTCTTTACGGCAAGATCAACGGTAGCCAGTCGGCGGAATCATCCCTGAGCCTGTCAAATAAGAAACGCCCTGAGGATATCTTCCCAGAACGGCGGCTACATACCTACGGAGTGCGAACCTGACCTGTAGAGTTCCACTCAAAGGCTCATTCATTATGTTAGCCACCGGCTCAGTAGCCAAGATCACATAATCAGAAGGACGGACCGCTAGAACCGTATCTTCCGATCCAGCACCAAGAGTATTCGGAATAGCATCATCTAGATACACAGCGATACCGGCCATACTCGCTACCGGGAATTCGTCTCCAACATTATCCGTCAAGATCAATGTTCGCTGTTCAGAATCGGGCGAAAGCGCCAACCACATGAACCGGCCAGTCGTAGCCAACCATGCCTGGGGAGGCAGCCTGCGCTTCACACCAGCCTGAGCAGCAAGACGACCAATATACGGAAACATCTTTGCGACTTCTACCGCTTCGGTAAAAACTATTTTGTTAGTACCTTCAAGATTCAGAAGCCCAAACCATTCGCCATTAGCACCACTGCCAGTCAATAGTTGTAGCTCGATCTGATAGTCCAAGTCCTCCGTAAGATCTTTGAAAACCACCCAATCCAAACTAGCCCCGGCGGGAGACTGCTCCAAACTCTGGATAGACCAATCAGACATCCCAGCAAACGCTACAGCGGGCGAAGCGCACTGAGCGGTAAGGATGTTCTGGTCAGCCACCGGAGAATTATCAGGCTGAATATCAGCCACGGTCCCAGTCGTAATCCTCGGCATATTCACCGAAGAACAACCCTGCGGGAGAGTAAACATCGGTGCGAGACGCTGAATAACAGCACCGGGACGCGGAGCAGTAGCGAAAAGCTCGTTTAGCCACAATGGTGGAGCAAACTCTCCGCCAAAACCCGTAGCCCTTGAAGGATTGACCCTATACTCGAACTCGGCACCGCGAAGCTCACGAGTCTCTTTCGGCAAATCCCGCATCTGCTTTCCATGACGCTCACGACGCTCAATAGCACCAGGATCACGATGGCGTTCAGCGAACGCTAGATCAGCGAAATAGCCATGCTCGCCATCCAACGAGTAGACCAAGGGCTCTTTCAAACGGCCCTGACCCCACTTCTGGGCCTTCTCAGCGATTGCGCGCTCCTCGGGGGTGAGATCGGGCATCTCCGTGATCCTCTGGTCCATTTCGGCCGTCTCGGTCATCGAGTCACCCCCATCAACGCAGCTCGCTTAGCACGAGCAATACTCGTATAGCTCGACACGACAAGACGAGACCGTTCAGGCTCATCTTCCGGCTCGTCCTCCTCGGGCTCATCCTTATCCGGATTAGGGACACCCAATACATGAGCAAGCAAAGGCTGAGCCTCATCCACATTTTCATCAGCCTTCGCGACAAGATCAAGGACACGGGTCAACACATCTTCATTGGAACCCGATAGGGCTTTCCCAGCCCTCAGCTCCCTAAGCGCACCAGACAGGTCCTCGAAATCCCCACCATGAAAAGACCGAATACCCGCAGTCGTACTATCGTTAGCACCAAAATTGACTACGGACACATCACCCTTGTGCAGGCCAACGGCTAGAATATTACGCTCGCGATAATCCTTATCCCACTCCTGCTCTGTGACCCTGAACGCAAAACTTGATTCATTCATATCACCACGTTCAAGCTTGGGACGCAATTGGATCACATCGGGATCATGGTCCTGCAAATCAGCATCATATTGCAATCCACGCCAATCTTCTTCCAAAGTAAGACTATTAGTCGTAGTGCGCGCTAGTGGCATACCTTCATGGTTAGCCAAATACACAACGTCAGGCTTTTCGGCCAGCGTTCGCTTGAAAGCACCACCCCGAATAGTCTCCTCCCAATCCAAAACCTCATATGACCGTTCGGTGACGCTCGCGCAACCAATAGCTTTGATAAGACCCTCACCAGCATCACGCAACTCCACACCAGGAATACAATGACGGCGCTCGTAAGTCTTATCGAGTAGTTGAGCGCGCATCTTACGACGTTCCTTAGCTACCCAAGCAGCAGAACGCTTCTCATTAGACTCAGGCTTCGCGCGTTCGATAAAGCTCGTTATCCGGCGAACCTTTTTAGCCTCATCTATATTAATAATTATCTTGCCATCATCATCAAACGAAAACGGCGCCGCCATACAGTCACGATCCAGCTGATAAACGACCATATATCCTTCGGTATCGTTACCGCCATACCAATCCATAACCCACAGCCAGCCACAACAAAAATCTCCGCAGGAATCATCGCCTATCAAATCCTGCAGCGTTGCTTCCAGGCCACTCATCAGGTCCTGAGCGGTGTCACGCTTCTCCTTGAGCGAACCATCCTCAGCCCAATTATCTGGTAGCAAGTCTGCCATTTTCAAACCTTCAGCGCCCTGTCTAACCCCAATCCTCAACCGATCATAGTTAGAGTCTCCATGATTCACCTTACGGATCGCCTTCTTCAGACTATCTTCATCCGAAATTAGAGACACGTTCTCTTCGGACTCGGTTAGGAGGCGCTTCTCGGCCTCGTCAAGCATAAGCGTGTGCTCGCCCATTCGACTTACCTCCGGTTTCGTCAAACCCATCATCCGAAGGCATCGGAGGGGCTTCCTCTTTAGCAGCCTTAATAGAAGCTTCAGCTTCAGCCTTAGCCTTAATCCACAACTCCGTATTTATCGGAGCATAAATTTCTTGACCCTTTTCATCGGGCAAAGGCGGCATATCAAACAATGCTCTCGCATCATCACCCATCCAAGCACCAGACAACATGAGCAAAGAAGCAGCCTGAGCACGTTCCAACATAGTGCCCCTAAGCCTAAACGACAAATCAAAGTTAGCGTACATACCCTTAGGCAATAGTCGCGTCAGGGAACGTTCAATACGAGTAAGATAGCTCTGTAGGGTAGTCGTGACAAAGCCCCGCTCCTGGGCCTCTATCCCTCAATAATCGACCCCACGAAGTGGAACGGTCTACGATACCTACCATGTGAGGCGGTACCCTAAAGACCCTTCCGCAGATTTGACTCTCAGTAAACGCCTTCGACTCGATGAACTGAGAATCCTGAGGATTTATCATCGTGGGGTTGAATTTCACCCCCCCCGACAATACGGCAGGCAAGTTAGCCTTATTCCCACCTTGATGAGCTTTGATCCAATTACGTACTAGTTCTTCGGTCTGTGCGATAGTAAGCTCGGTCTCGGATTCAAGAACACCGGAAGGATTAGCCGAGTTATGGAAATAGGATTCGGCGAATACATCCATGTTGTGAGCTAGACCAAACGGGAACCTCATGCACTGGATAGGATTCATACCCCTAACCATACCCGGCATGGACTGATACTTCACATGGAAAACATCATCCGTATTGACCTTGATACCATAAAACCTATACTCTAGTTCACCATTAGAAAGCCTATGCACAAACACACTATCCCTCGGAATAGGCATAATCTGAGAAGCATACAAATCCTTATCACGCTCAACGATCTGACCAAAGAACTCCCCACCCAAAGCCAAACCCCATACAAACTGTCCAAGCCAATCCGTAAGTTCACCCTCAACAAACGGTTCCGTCATCAAAGTAGGAGGATCAAGTTCCTTCGCGGTAGCAACCATTGGCGTAGGACGATCCAAGGCGCGCAAAGGCAAAGAAGAAACAGAGTCTGCAATAAGGGCGACACACCCGTAGACCGCCGCTATCTGTGCAGCCGATTGGGTCGAGACGTTCAGACTCCCCGAGCCTGGACTACCGGGAGGAGGCGGAGCAGTGTTTCCCCATTCGGCGTACGGAGACGCGCCGCGAACCTCCGAAAGAGAAGCGGCTGCGCGACTAATCAAGGTCATGCGCGCCTCCGGTTTTGCTGTAGAATATGGGGATGGATGCAAACGAAAGAGCCTTGGCCGATCAGATAGAAGCCGAAGCCCAGGCTATTGGCGAACACTTCAAAAGGCCCCAATCGGCAGACCAAATCAATCATTCGATAGCTGAATTCTGGCGACAGGCTGGGGTTCCGGTGGTCGATGCTACCCACGAGAAGATCGGCAATGAACTTAGATTCGACCTGAAAATAGCGTTGCCGAGAGGCCAGGGCTAGAGATATTATGATATCATTTGGGGATGAGCAAGGACATGATTACAAGCGAAATCATGCGAGCTTTCGATGGGCCGTGGGTTGCAGGCCCATATCGAGAACCGCGTTTCGCGCGTCTACGATGGGCGCTAAGACGCTATTGGCCGGTTAGCGCGATCCCACTAGATCGCTAGGCAGAGCATTTTTGCTGGGCTTCTCAGCCCATCGAGCCTTCCAACGCACCCTCAACCCTACGCTCCACTTCCAAACAGCTTGAACGGGCCGCAAACCATCCACAGCCTGCCCCAAAAACAACAAGGTAAGGCCCGCGACTAGCAGAGCAACACCACGCCCCGCCAGTTCATAGGCCCCTCCCGTGATAGCAGCGAAACCCGCGAGCTCAAGCGAAGTGGAGAACACGGACTACTCGTATGTGATGACAGCACTAGAACGAACCGTGATAGGAGTCTGGTTCGGACGATCGACCGTCACCCAAACCGGCTCAGCCAGAATCTCATCAACGAATTTGGCGAGGTCCACAACCTCATATTTCTGACCCGTGATCAACGTCACCGACCCAGGATTGGGCTCCACGACAGCCGGTACAGGTGCGGGAGAAGCCTCCACAGGTGCAGTGTCAGGCACAATGGCTTCCTGGGAAGGGAACGGCGCAGCTGCCTCAACGGGCGCGGGATCAGGTTCTACGGGCTGTTCAATCGTCTGCGTCTCCGCAACCGGATCAGTCAAAACACCAGAAGCCTCCATGAGGATTCCTTTCATTAGAGATTGAAGGGATCTTCGCCCTTATCCTGCATACCTTTAAGAATATCACTAAGATCAGTCACTTTAGGCTCAACCTGTCGTCCGTGAGTAAACGAACCCCACAAAGCCAACGTAACCGCAACCAACGGACTAATATCTATCGCACTATTCTTACGCGACCACGCCCAAGAATCACCCAACGGTCTCTTCACCGCACCAGCAATAGCCGCCGACAACTCTAGCGTGCCCAAATGCCGTATCGTATCCTGAGCCACCGCATCATAAATCATTCCGCAAGCCTGCGCATGATCCCTCGCGCTAACCAGACTCAATTCCTTCTCAGGAAGCGACAATAGAAGATTACCGTTGTCTGATTCCCTTAGGCCCTCTACAAGTTCGGGTACTAGGGAAGCTACAGCACCGCTCGCATCCAAGATCACTGCTAGCGGCTTATGAGCAATGACGAGTTCGACCATCCGGTCAACCATCCAACCCGTACCACGCCTATGCTCCACAACCTCAACATGCACACGACCGTCCTGCCGCCAACCACTCACGCCGATAGCCCCATAAGCCCGGTCAGGCGACACATCCAGCGAGAAGCACACAGAACCAGTCTTACGCGACTCGGGATCAATACACCGAGCCCAATCCTCCGGGGTAATCACAACCCCATCCAACCCATCGGTCCTCGGCCAATCCCCAACACCAAGACGCTCGACGGCGAACGTGCGAGGGTCCATCGACCGGCGCTCCTTACCAACATGATCCGCACTAATACGAACACCCAAACCAGGATTAGCCAAAGCCCAATTATCCAAGCTATCCAATTCATCATCCGACATGACGGACGGGTTATCGCCAGGCGCGGAAAACTCAAAATAGGCTAGAGAGGGATCACCCTGAATACCACGCTCACGAACCCGGGCAAACACAACACCATCCTCGTGAACCTCCTTATCGACCGCACTACCCGTAAACCAAATCTGGCTATTTGGGCGAGCAGAAAGCGTCGGCAGGAGAGCACCATACGACGACTCAGGAATAATCATCGCCTCGTCTAGTACCAGTAGATCGGCCGTAAACCCTCGACCAGCACTCTTAGTCCTAGTCTTAAACTGAATACGCTGACCGTTCTTAAGCTCTAGACCCTCCTGGCCCTTTCCCTTCTTAATATCCTTCACCCGCCGCATAAAACTAGGCGTATCTTCAATAACATCAAGCAATCGGCGGAAAGCCTCATTAGACGTCACAGCCTCATGCGCAGTATGAATCAAAAGCCTCTCCCCAAGCAAGAACAAGCCCGCAAGCTCCCGCGCAACCAGGATCTCATTCTTCCCATTCTGGCGCGCACAAGACAAACCAACCTCAAACGCCGCCCACCGCTGCGCCTCAGTTTCCCCCAACGACTGCGCCAACACAAACTCCTGCCAACCATCCAACGTCAACCCAGCCATCCGAGCCAACTCAACAGCTTCATCACCAGAAGACCGCACACACGACGGCACCGTATAAATCCGAGGAAACTCAGCCCCTTTAGCTAGCGAGACGTGAGGCTCTACGAGAAGCGAGGTCATCCAAACCATCCTTCTGCTCCGCCTTAGGCGCAAGCTCCAACAAACGATCCAACGTATCCCTCAACTCCCGACCACACATACTCTTACTCGTCGCAGAAGTATCACCATCCATCTCCCGCGCCAAACACAAAGCGCTCATCGCCAAAGAAGACTCCGCCAAAGCCTTATCCCGCAAAGCCAACGCAGCCAAATCCCTTTCAACAGCCTCAGCAACCCCCATCACCACACCTGCGAAACACGACGAACCCGACGACGATTAGTCCGCTTCATACTAGCCCCACGATTACATTTAGAATGTTCAGGACCAACATAAACCGACCTATCCAAATCATGATGCCCAAGATCCCAAGCAACACCCGGCGCAATCAAATGACCACACCGCGCACAAGCAACTTCCCCACGCCCAACACTAGGCGCCCACTCCTCCCTCAACCTCCTATGAGCCTTACCATACCCCCGCTCAGCCGTCTTAGCCCGCATCAGCTTAATGCAAACTGGGGGGGGAACGGCGACCATGAGCGGGTCCGATAGCGGCTTACTAGACTTCGTGTGGCCGCGTGGGGTGCTATCCGATGAGTCGTAGCTGTGCGGGTATGCGTCCTGCTCCGCGTCGTGAATTGCAGAGCCGGTGTGCAAGTGCCACATTGGATCGTAGGTGCCAGCCGCCCTGTGACATTGGGATGAGATGGTCCATTGACCAGTCCGTTTGCTTGACTGGCTTGCGACAGATATGGCATTCCCAGTTGTCGCGTTCGGCTATCTCTAGAAGACCGAACCGTTCGCTTGGTGTACCCGGATCTTGTCGTTGGTGATGTCTGCTGTGTCTGTCTGCATATCGCTTCGAGCATTGGTCTGAGCAGAACCTGGTCCTGTGAGGTCCTTGTTTGCCGATAACTGGTTGATATACAAAACATGTGCCGCACTCCTTGCAAACGGTGGGCTGTACTGGCTTGATCTTCTTAGGTCGAGTTATCTGCCAGTAATACTCCATTGCTTCTAGCGGCGGACAATCCTTGCAGTATCTGGATCGTCCTATGAATCGAGCATCGCAGCGCGGGCAGTCTTTCCAAGGCACTCCGCAGGATTGCCCTGCATGTGCTCCAAGCGTTCCTTCTCGACGGCGCAGTTCGATACCGCAAGTGCGGCCACAGGTGCGTGCTTGAACCCCTTTATGGTTCTTGCGACGAAAGGGCTTGCCGCACATCTCGCATGGCGGTTCAAGGCAATCTGGGCACTTAGATCGACCGGAAGGCTTGCCTGGCATGAGCTTTCCGCAGTCAGCACACGTATTGAGAATGCACCAGCGGTTGCTATACGCCTTGCGAGCGGTATTCTGTGCCATATCGAGCCTCCAGCGAGGTTCGGTCATGCTCCGGGCTGTTGATGCAGCGCCGGAGCGATATACGTTTACCCGCGTTTGAAGAAGCCCCGTTTGGTAGTTAGGCTCGGCAACACTGTTTTCTCGACCATGTAGAAGTGGCCGTCTGGTCCTCGTCTAGCGAACGCTGGTAGTGCGAGTGTTCGTCTGCGCTTAGGACCAAGACGATTGGCCAACGTCAACCATGCTTGGCTTAGTGGGATCGGGGCCGAGAGCGCTTCAACTACCGTGTCTTCGAGACTGGCTAGCGTGCGATGCGGACTCTGCACGAATGACATCCCATAAGATCCAGGATCATAGCGGCCAGCCTCAGCATCGAGAAGCCGATCTATGGTAGGCCGCTCCAAAGAGCCATCACAATCCAACGATATATCGCCGCGACAACCACAATCACAACCATAAATCAACTGGCGCTCGAACATATCCTTAGCCTTGGCTCGCAAAAGCTCATCTGGTAGTCCGAAAACGTCTTTTAGCTCAAAAAACGTAGTCCAGAGCGAGCCGAAACTCTCATCTGTGCGTTCCGGTGTCAGACGATCTATGGCTTCGAGAAAATCGCGGTCAGGGATTGACTCCCCAAAAGAAGGCTCGGGCATCTGTTCCAATCGGGCTCGCATTCGCCCTACCCCCGCATTGAAAGAGTCGGCCGAAAGATTAGTTCCAGCAGGCGGCATCATCTTATTGAAAATGACTATACGAGCCTCCAAAGCAGCATCCATTACTATGTCTCTTCGACGATAAGAACAACCTCGCGACCATCCAAATCCGCGAGCCTATTAATCAGGTCTATATCGCCGATTTCAATTACAGGAGATTCAGGAGGCGTAACGTCAGTACCGCCAAAACCATTATGAGCATACAATACGCCCGATGCGACAGATTCAATGCCTAGCCAAACATTTACGTTGATATCAGATCGTATGCCAAAGGTCCGCTCCAGTCCCTCAATGACGCTGGTGCCACCAATGCTGGCATCCGTGGCAGACCAAGATCCGCCGCCGTAAGCATCCACGATGCCGCTAAATTGGATCTTACGAGCCATCCACTGATTCTATTCGATCATGCTGCAAATCGCAAGGAAGGATTTCCGCTCAATCGGCTTTCCACACGACAAACACGACTCATCGTTCCTGATTGGTTTCGAGCATTCGCAACGCTTGGGAGCAGTCGATATCGACGGAATGTGCTGCTTTGTCTTCAACGGAGATGTCTTTGTGCTCTTTTTCATACAAACCTCGCAAACACAACCGTTTTGATACCCGTGACAGGGACTGTACTGAAAATCAAACAGTCGGAGTTCTCCGTTCAAGCCATAAGCAACGATCCCATTCGTAGACAGCATCGCTTTGACGCGCTCACCCTCCAAACGCAAAATAACCGACTTGAAAGGCATCTAGCCGCGTATTTCGGAGTCAGCAGGCGGAGGAGGCGGAGGAGGCTCAGGAGGCTCAGGAGGCTCAGGAGGCTCAGGAGGCTCAGCAACCACATGAGGCGGGACTGTGCGCGCAAGCAGATCGTATTCGCCGTTCTCACGCCGCACAAGCCTACATTCCACCGGAGGACTCCAATAGTCCGCCATCTGCTCGACAAGCTCCCTAGAGAAGCGCACAATGACCCAATCGTCGCTCATTCGTGCCTCCGTATATACGAATCCAGAGCTAGCTAGACCAACCTAGAGAGAACTTGCGGCAAAGTGTAGCAGGTCCAACCATGGAATGCGTGCTTGAGCGATCAACTTAGGGCGCGAAGCCTAATGCGATGCCACAGACGCACCCAAGGATACTCGAAAGCCTCCGCCCGACGAGCCAGATCCTCATATTGTTCAGGAGTTGGCGGTATGTACCAACCATCAGCATCCCGATTCTCGCGCTCAAAACGAGCACATTCTATCATCACGAAGGCAGCCTGTCTAGGATTCATACAGCCTCTCGATACTTCTTACGCACTTCACGAATATACTGAGATGATACACCATATTTAGCAGCCAGACTTTCCGACATTAGCTCGCTCTCAGCCACATAACGCTTCCAACCAGGATCCTCCTTTTTAGGCTCATTCTGCTTAGTCGGCGGAGGCTGCCGTCTCCAAGCGTTTAGACTATCATTAGCCTGTTCGAGAATGATTTCTAGCGTCCGATCATTATGAGCTTTAGCCAATCTACGCCTATAATGCTCGGCAGACCTAAGTATTCTAGGTTTAGCATCGGTCTTAGTTTGTGGCCCGAGATTATGTTTATCTTCCCTATAGTCCACCCCGCCGGGAGGACGTTTACCACCGGGATGCGCAGCACTTTTAGACGAATAGCCCAACTCAGCAGCGGGCATATGGCTACACAATTCAAGTTCGCTCAATGTTCTGCGTATTTCCAAAATAATGCTAGTCGTCATTTAGGCCCTCCCCCAATGCATCAGCAGCCTCCCTAAGCTTATTAGCCCACGAGTGCATTTCCACACTAGCCCTAGAAAAATCCCCTACTTGGACCCCTTTCTTTAGAGCTATCTCCAATTCCCATTGCAAAGCATCCATCCTTACCCTAATATATTTAAGACTCTCAGCAGTACTCCTCTGGGCTGAGAGGATTTTTGGGGAAGGAACGCTCATCGCTCCTGCTCAATGTCTCGCACGGCGAAACCAGAGCCACCACACGTCTCGCAGGGTTCCTCCGACTCAATCGGGACGGGCTCGCTACTATCGAGCTTTTGCTCCCACTTCACGCCGAGAATGCGGCCGTGATCGCAGTTCGGACACTCAAATCCTAGCTGCGCAAGTACCCGCTCCGCCTCGCAGATGAGGTCGGAAGAGGACGCGGTATAGACCAAACCGCCAGCGATCCTCTGGAGCAATCTGAGTGCCACATAGTTGTCCATCACTTACACCCCTTCTGAGCTTTCTTAGGGACAGGCAAAACCCCAGACTTAGACTCAGCAGAAGAACGAACCACGCCAGGTCTTAATATAATTTGAGGGAGATGCCCGAGAGTCTTTTGAGCCTCATATTGGGATGCAATTTCTTCTCTCATCGCATCAGCACCATCATCCTGCAATACATTCTGTCCTATGGAGGATTGACGCAGTAAAGCAGCTAGAATAGTGCTCTTGATAGGCTTACCCTTAGTTTCCCCATCGGAACCTACATGGATTCCGCTATTACATTCCTCCCACTGGTTAAATGGCTGGCCGCAAAGATCGCACACCCAAGTGTACATTGGACCGCCTGGGCCATCCTCCATCATATCTACCTTGTAAACCGGGAGGCCAGTATCCAGCGAGTATTCATGCGGTGTTTCCGTCTTTTTCAAGTCTCGCGCTATCTGCGCCAACACAGCACCTTCAATATAATCAGTACGAGACAAAGACCCACGAACCCTTTCCAACCGATCCCTAGTCTCATCCTTTATTCTTAGGCCGATTTGTTTACGCATTTTCAAGAGCACCTTTAGCCGCTTCTTGCATCTGGCTGGCTGCGAGACAACCCTCTTCTCTATTATCCCAAGAGAAACCATCGCTAATCTCGGTTAGTATTTCGCGTAGCTTCTTCTCGCGTTCTTCAGCCATATCAGCCCGTTGACGCTGCTCAACCGTACGCTTAATGGCAATCTCTTGCAACTCCCCCATACCTACATATTCACGACAAGCCAGCCAGACACCCTCATACAAAGCGTCCTCTTCCGCTTTCCCACCCGGGAAGACAAGATCAGGCACCTGGCGCGATATGCACTCAAATGCAGCCTCCATCGCCTCGCCCTCTGCTCCTGATATCTCATGCTCAATGCTCACGACTCAAAACCCTCTGGCAACAAACCCTGAATAGCATGTTTCCAACCTTGGTATCCATCAGCGAAGCCACAGGCACTTTGTAGAAGTCCGCGAGTGCCTTGATTGTCTTGGCGTTAGGACGCACAGGACCGCGCTCTAGCCGGATGATCGTGCGGGATGATAGACCGGAGCCCTCAGCGACTTCATCGACGGAGAGACCGTGTTCGTGGCGCAGTAGCTCA